CTTGGTGTTGAATTCACAACTAGTGTCTTTCCACAGGGGTGCTTGGACGGCACCAACTAGGTTCTCAAGCTCACGGCGTGAAAGTGGGGCGGCATCCGCAACGTCATAGTCAAATCCGATGTAAACAGCACCGCGATCAGAGGTCGAGTCTGCAGTAGCAAATTCTACGCTAAGTCTTAAGAATTTGTAGGATTCCCAGCTTCTAGCAATAGTACTCAGCCAGGGGAATAAGGCCCTGTTAGTTGGGGTTACTCTGAGTTCTTCGTAAGAGACTCCGGTGGAAGAGTAAAGCTCCTTGACATATTCAGTGCGCGAAACTCTCACGTCACCGTTGGGATAGTGGTACATAGTCCCGGGTGAGGATGTGATCGTGGTTCCGTAAGCGCTAGGTGCCGCTGAGAAAACCATCTTTCCTCCGCCACGCCGAGTATACTCGTTGGAGGACAAAGCATGTCGTGCTTCGGCCTGCTTGAGGGCTTTTCTACTCGGTTTGACGCCTAGTGGGTCCGGGCCGAATGAGTTCTGCGCTTGTTTGACGGATAGCGCGCGACTAGGAGCTACATTCGGTTGAACGGGTTTTCTATTCGGTGGATTAGGTCTCTGAGCCTTGGCCTTGGAGCCGCCGTTAGGGCCGTCACCGATGGAATCACTCGAGTAACCCTTGCCTAGCTTAAGAGCACTAGCTTGCAAGGAGTTCTCGCGTTGTTCGAGATGGGTGAGCAGCTCATCATTGGGTCTCCAGTGGTGCTCTATTTCTTGGCGATCCTTGTTGCCCATAAAAGGGTAGCTAGGATGCGCCGCGAGCATTGCCCAAGGGCTGCGCGGATGCGTCAGACGTTGAAAGAAAGTTGAGGAGTTCTTCACTTCTTCGATTTCTCTGCGAGTATCCTCGAGGGCGTGTTTCACACTGGCGTAGGTTTCCTTCGGCCCGTCACCAGTGACATCACTCGAGAAAGCTTTTCCAAAAAGCTTGTTTTTGGGGTGCAAGAGCTTGGTTCGAATGACTGGTAACTCGGGTCCTTCCTGATGCTCCTGATAACTACTTTCGCTGCCGCATGTGCTCTCTCCATCGAGCTCCGTTTCTTTGAGATTGGGCATATTTTGCTTGTTTTGTCTGCGTTTTGATTTTGGTTTAATAAATTCGATGGGAGTCGCTGCAGCAACTCCCTGATCGTTCACAATAGGTTCTTCATCGTTAACGCTAGCATACAAATCCGAATCGCAATTGGTAATAACACCTTTAGTGGGTTGGGGTGTGTATTCCATGCAGATCGGGGCGTTGAGCACGTCTTCAAGGTTCATGCAGCCTTTAAGATATTTGCGGAATCGGTTCATATCGAATCCAGGTAGCTCAATCTCTTTCTCATAATTCATCCAAGCGCCAAAAGCGTTTGGATACTGAGCCTCCTTGGTCCTGATACTGTTCCACGACTCAAGGAAGTTAGTGGGTTGCATACCTTCTGCCAAGTTAACGATCAGTTGGCAGAGTGGACCTAGGATAGGGGTGTTCCTGTCGCTAAGAAAGTACGATCGGGCTTTCTCAACCAGTTTCATGCTGGGGGTGACCTTAGGTGCAAGGTTCACTGTGACG